ATATTTTGCAACAAATAATTCAGTAGTAAAATTAGAAATATCACTATCGTAGTCATCGGTATTTAGTACAACTACCGTTTTTGGACTTGCTGGTTGTCCGTTATCAATATCACCGACACACGCATTTCGTGAATCTGCACTAATATTTCTAACAACGATCAAGTTGTTTGTGTATGCAAGATAATTTGCAGCAACGTGAAAAGATTGTGTTACCATTGCTTCACCCGCACTATCAGTTGTTTTGGGTTCACCAAAGATTCTTACTAAATCATTTTCGGTTGTAATTGTTTGTCTTTCTAAAACTGGGCCCCACTGGAAACTTCCTGCGAGAGCACCAATACTTGTAGCTACATTCGGTACAACAGTTGTTAAATCTCTCTCTGTAACAACGATGCCCGGGCTGACTTGAAATGGCATTTTATTCTCCTATACAATTGTTTACATTTTTTATATTGATATATTTTTTGATTCAATCAAAACATGATATATTTAAGAAATTAAATTGTTTCCCATACAGTTCCTTCAGAGTCAACTTCATACTCTTTTTGATTCAGACCATTATTGATATATCCAAATGGTGTTGTAAAATCTTCAATATTCTGTAATTGATTTTGATATAAATTGTCTCTTATATTTTGGTTATTCAAATCTTTAAAATATTGTTGATCTACCAACCATGCAAATAATACTAATGTTATAGCTAAATCATCATGTGAACCGTCATCTGCTGAAAAGGAATCACCAGAAGAAACAAAAGTTGTCAGTTCGGAAATCATATCATAATCGGGTATAAGAAGTTTATCTTCTTCCAATAAGGATTTTAGATTTGAACATCCGAGTTTTTTCATTGCCCGTGTCGTTCTAACTCCAAAAGAAGAATCCTTCTTTACACCACCACTTAACTGTTGTCCATGTCTTCCATACCATGATGTTGAAAACAAATATTCGTATTCTAAATCATGGTGAAGAACATCAGCAACCTGTGAACCAATGTCATTTATCTCTACTAAAATATAAGCATCATTATATCTCTTTCCAACTATATTTATAATATTCGGAAAGTGTAGGGGTGCAACTTGATTATTTTTGTATTTTGCTACCACTTTATATGGTATTTCAGTAGTATCAAACACACTAAATGCAGAGAAATCGAGGCCTTGACCCCTTGCAACGTCCACCGTCATAACATATGAGCCACCTTCAACGGGTTCCTCGTATACATCTAAGCTATCCTTAGTGAATAAGGGTGTTTTATATGATAATTCTTGTAATTTTTCAGTAGATACTAGGGTATTACTAGAACCTAGAAAATCTGCTTCATACTCTTGACGGAAGGCTTCTTCCCCTATTGTGCTGACAATCTTTTGTCGCCAGTCCTGATCCCGGCCAGGAACATTAGACCAATGCACCTTGAATGGAACAAAACTATTATTTCCATTTACTGCGTCATTCCAGAATTTGTAGAAGAGGTTGAAACCGTTTGGAGTTGAAACTATAATAACTTTAGTTTCTTTACCAGAGGAAATTGTAGGGTATACTGATTTGATAAACTCAGATGCAATATGTCTGTGAACATGAGCAAACTCATCAAGTAAAATAACAGAGAATGAAAATCCACGAATTGCAGAGGATGAAGTCGAGGATGCAATTATCTTACTACCGTTCTCCAACTCCATAGAACCTTTGTTCCATTCTCGCAAACCTTGCTGTAGGAACTTTGGAAGATGCTGATAGGATGTTTGAATCCTTCCCAATATCTCTCTAGCAGTAATTGCTTTATTTGCAAGAATACCTATACATTTATCTTTATTGAAAAGAGCGTAATGTAATATCCAGCCAATAGTGGTTGTAGTCTTACCAACCTGTCTACCAGTTTTTACAATAACATTTCTATTTTTATTTATTGTTTCAATCAATTTTTTCTGAAAATCATACATCTTAAATTTCATAAGACCTTCATCAACGTGTACGATTTGCACATAGTTTTCCAAAAAGTAAACTGGGTCATTAGCACACTTGATGTACTCCTCAATTTCTTTCTTAGTAAACTTATGGGGTATATCACAACCCTTTAATAGACTATTGCCTAAATATGAATCTGCCATTTATTTTTTCTTTTTCATTTCAAGAAGTTCTTGAAGTTCTTTAGTGCTTCCAACAAACAAATTATTTTCGTTTCTTACTGGAGTCTTAGTGTCTTCAACTTCTTTTTTTGTTTTTTGTAAAATCAAAAGTTCTTTAGTAGTTGCAGCTAATGAATTAATCATTTGAACTGCAACTTCAAATGCTCTAGGTTGTTCACCTTCTTTTGCAATACTCAAAAGTTCTTCAAGAGCATCATTACCTTTTTCAATTAAGTTATGATATTGATCTCTTGAAAAATCATAGTCACTCGTTAAGTCAGTCGTACCAACGGTTACAGACGGTGCCATTTCTTTTTGCACTTCTGGCATATCAATATCAATAATATCGTCAGCAATATCTAAAACATCATTTAATTTTTGCACTGTAGTTTTCTTCATAAATTATTCAAAAGTTGTTGTTGTAGTGGTAAACCCAAAATCGTCATCAGGGTCAGCTGTAAGTGGGTCTGGTTTTACATTAATGTTTGAGTTTTTCTCATCATTAAAGTTTGCACCAACATTTGCATTAACTTCACGAATAATACCAATATCTTTAGTAGGCCCATAAATATAACCTTGAACAGTAAAACCTAAAGTATGTATCAAAGCTCTTCTAGTAAGAAAGTCACCTTCATATGTATCTTCAGTTGATAGACTATTCATTACAATTGGTATGTCTCTTTTGATATCAAGTGTATTTATTTCTTTTAAAGTAACATGATACTCTGGTGTGAAGTATGGTAAAATTTGTTCTAGTATCTGAGCTCCGTCATCACTATTCTTAACCATAATAGAAAGTTCAATATCGAAGTTATAAGGTACTGGAGTATAAGCAGTAACTACTGTGGCTGTATTTGCATCTAAGTTTGCATCAGCAGTAGCTTTTGTTCCACCACCACCTGATATAGTAACATTCGGTCTGAATTTATAACCACTACCAGCTGATGTTCTTGTTATACTAACAACTTGGTCAGAAGTCCCTGCTGCTACTGTTCCAAGTACTGCTGTACCTGTAGCATCAATAGCACCGGCAGGTGTTACTACTGTCACTGTAGGAACGGATGTATAACCACTACCACCATTTGTTACTTTGAAACTATCAATAGTTCCAGTTGGTTTTGCTTCTCTGAATCTTTTCTTAGTTTGCAATTTTCTAGTAGCATCGTATGTCATCGTTGCAATTTCAAATGACATTCTTGGTAATGTGATTGCTGACTTTGAAGATGTTGTACTAAGTTGTCCTTGTTCTAACATTGTCAAATACTTTTCTGCTGGGCCGTATGCAATAGGAACCTTAAATTGTTTCTCTATAACTCCGTTTGGCTTTACCCGTCTTACACTGATATCATTGAATACTGTTCCAAATAGTATTATAATATTTCTTATATTTTTATTGTAGAAATAATTTCCAAACATTATAAGTCTCCCTCACTCCACGGATCAACTTCACTGAAGTCTAATATTCCGTCGCCATCAGTTTCGTATGTTGAGTTATCTGAAAATTCAGATGAAGAAATTGTCTGGTCATCAACCTTCGTAACATTTCTTGTCGTTTCACTTGTATTACCAATAATATTTGAACCAGCTACAAATGTACCTGATACATTAAAAATATTTAAAGTATTAGGTGTATTTGTACCATCGAAACCAGCTACAATACCTTTAGCAGTTCCGCCTACTAAACTAGCACCTTGATAAACTTCTTCATCTACAGCATATACAAGTGCGTTCTCTGCTAAGTCAGACGCTACAGTAATTTGCATAGTGATAGCATTTTCTCTTTCAAACTTATCAAATATTTTACCACTACTACCTATTGGTATATCAAATATCTCTTCACTGAATACATATTTTTCACAAGTCATTTCAAAAACAGTATTTTTTCCCATAGTGTAAAATGGTTTTTCGTCTTCAACAAAATTAATTTGAAATATATTTCTATCCAAAGGAAAATAAATTAAGTCCCCCTCTCTTGGAGCAGTCAATGCTGTTTCTGCAAAGAACCTTTCCTTATTCACTATCATAATTATTTCATCTTGAACATCAAGACCAAACTTTGTTGCAACATCACCAGCACCACCAAAGCCTTCTGGTATGTTAATATACATTTCAATATCAACTGCTGATTCAAATCGTGATAAAGGGTCTTCGTTGAGTATGTCATCCCTTTTTACATCTGTTCTAGGTAGATATAAAACATCAAGGCCACTCATTTGAATTACTTCTTTAGTAAGACTATTGAGCAAATCTTGTTGTGGAAGTGAATTGAAATTTTTAAAAAATTGATTAGTTGTCATATTAACCTACATATCCGTCTGCTGGAAGTTCATATCTTAAACTCATTTCTTCTTCTATTTTTTCTATCTCTTGAACAGCTTCATCATAAATTGTCTTACCGTCAAGTGTGATACCACCAGGCAGTACAACACCAGTAAACTTTTTCAAGTTCTCACCCCATTGTCTTTTAATCAAAGCAGTACAATACTTTTTCAGAAACATATCATTAAAAACTTCAGTATACTGTGACGGGTTTAATGCACGATATGCTTCAATAACTAATACATCAGCTACATTAAATTTTTCTGCCCAATCTGTTTCTAAGTAAACTTTATTCTGTTTTCTATTAAACATCATTGTTGGTGCAATAGAAAATAATTCTTCAACTAAAGAAAAATTCTGTAATGTCATGCTCCACTGAACCAACGAAGAACCTGAAAAACTATTCAAGTCATTTAGTCTTAATTGATACTCTTCATTAAAAAACCCACCCTGAAATGAATCAAAACTAGGAATAGGTAAAACTCTAACAACACTAATAACAGGCCCACCTTCAGGAGATACAGGATCACCCATAGGAATAAATTCATTAGCAATATCATCAGCTGTGATAACGTGCTTTAGAAAAACTTTTTCAACACCATCAAAATGATATTCTTGAAA